TGAACTAATGTCATCGATTTTCTGGAACGCTCCAAACTCTAATCCTGGTCCTATGTATCCCATTATTTTGCGTCCTCTATGTCTTGTAATCTTTTTTGTTCAGCCAAAATATCTACATTAGAAATTGGCGTCGTATCATCTAACCATTGTAAAGTAGATATGTCTCCACCATTATCACCTTCATATCTATATCTAGCACTACTATTTAACGATGTTATAGCAGCAGCTAAACTAATTTTTATATTTTCATATGGATTTGACATTACGCTGCAATCTCCATAATTACTATACTAGATCTACCATTTGCCATAAACTGACAAGCTCCATTACCAGATATACCATTAAAAGATATTCTATGTGCATTTGCACTAGATGTAGTTAACTCTCCTGTTGTAAATTCAAAAGTCCCCTCTAGTCTAGTAACACCTGTGTAATAACCTTTAGCAGCTTTTCCACTCATATTTGTGTCTACATAGTTACTGCCTCCGTCGGTTGAATAACAAAATCCAACATCGTGATATGTTCCAGCATTTTCATAATTAAGATCACAACTCCCATATATAATAAATTTATTGCCCACTGTTGTAGGTGTAATTGTTGCATAAAAATTAGTATTAATTGGATTTTGTGTAGATGTAGTGTTTACAGTTGTCGCAGTTCCACCATAAGCTGTCTTAACCTGTAACACTTTTCCTGTGTCTCCAAGAGCAGAACTAGCAACAGTTGTTGTACCTGTAAATTTTAAAAACTGTCCCGTGGTTCCTGACGCTAGGCCCGTGCCACCATTCGCTACAGGGATTGTTCCTGTTATTCCTTTTGTTACGTCT